TGAAAGTTCTATGTTAGTTTTTACTCTTTCATCTGAAAGATTAGAATTGTTTGCTTGATAATTAGCAATACCACCATTATTAAAAACATAAAATCTATAGCCATTATAAGTTGCGTTAAGATTATAGTGCATATAATTACCATGTGCTGAACTATTAGTATTTAAAACTATACCCATATATGGTGCAGTACTACTGTCTGTTCTTAGTTTTATACCAACTCCTGTGCCTATTGATGAACTTGTAGTTCCAAATAATACATTACCAGTAGAATCAAGTCTCATTCTTTCTGAATTACTTGTGCTAAAAACCATAAAACCATTAGTTTGACTTCCTGAGTCAGGGTCTACATATATTTCTCCGACTGCATTAGTACCATTAACAAAAGTTAGTTTTCCACCATCAGCACCTGCAGAAGCTGTTGAACCAAGATTTAATACTCCTCTGTTAGCATTACCAATAATACTTACATAGGTTCTATTAGCATTTCCATCACTTCTAACATCTCCTGTAGTAGTACCAATTCCAAGATTTCCAGAAGAATCAATTCTCATTGCAAATGATGCTGCTGTAGCAAAATCCATGGCATCTGATGCATGACTATATTGTATCTGCCCTCTATATCTAGCATCTCCAGAAGTACCATCAGCAAAATATATTTGTCCTACAGCATTAGTAGCAGTAGCAATAGTCATACCTCCATTAGCTGCAGAAGCGGTGTTACCGAAAACAAGTTGATTTGATGTAGCCCAATAATCTCCTGCTGATAAACCATTTAATCCAACTTTTTCACTACTATCAATAGTTATAGCCGTTGCATTACTACTATCAGATATTCCGGGAGTGCTTGATAATTCTACAGGTATTTTAGTTGTCATTCATATCTCCTAGTAATAAAGTCTGTCATCTACCATAGTTCTTGGGGTAGGATTAATTAAACTTGACTTCATGTGTTTTAATGATTTTTTATAATCTTCTAAGGCAAATGCAGCTTGTTGTGGACTTTCTTTAAATTGCCACACATAGTATCTAACTCTAGCTGTAATTACATTACTGTATTGTTCTGGAAAAACTATTTCATCGCCAAAAGCACTTAATGCTGTTGGTCTATTAAATGCATAAAAGTGTACATTATAAACTTTGTCCGGTATTGGACTTAACCCAAACTTTCTACTGTCTGGGGATTTAAATACATATTTAGGTTCACCATGAGCTTGAGTATTAGCATCATCTGCATTTTCTGGGTCTCTTAAAAATCTTCGCCATTCTTCAAGGTTAATATGTTTTAACCCATTAGAAACAAACGGAGCTGTTTCACCAGAAACATTGATTGTGGTAATATAAAAATCATCCCAATCAATAGATGCAAAGTCTGTAGTTAAACTAGAACTACCATCTTTTAACGTATACCATCTTTGTCCAGCTACTGTTGCAACAGTTGTATTACCATAAAACGGGTCTGTTGCTCCACTTAATCCTGCGGAAAAGAACGGTAGCTGTGGCTCTTCGTTTGCTACATCAAAGATAGCTTTGTTTATAGAATCTTTAACAAACTGTTGAAAACCTACAGCACTTGCAAAGTTTGTAGAAGTTAAAGGAACTTCGTTTAGTTCTCTAAGTATCTCATTAGTTAAGTCTAAATATGTAGTTGCCATTATTTTTTATGAACTTTTTGTATTTTGAAATCTGCTTTTAATGAAGCACCTTTGTGTTTAACAAACTTTCCAGAGTGCTTCATTAATTTATAACTGCCATTCGGCTGCTTCATCCAGTGATAACCTTTTGGAGCTGCAACTTTCATTTTAGTTAGGGTCTTGGACATCCATAGCACCACCCATAGCCATGCCAATTCTGTCCATTTTATTGTGAGGACCACCGTGTTTCATTTCTTTACGAGCAGAACCACCATACATCATTTTCTTTTTTTTCTTTTTATCCATTCCGTACATTATTTTTCTCCTTTAGATTCTTCATATTCGAATCTCATAGTATTGTGACCTACCATCTCAGAACATTTTTCTTCTTTCTGATGAATAGTTTCGTAATACATAATTTTTTCCATGTTATTCTCCTAAAAAGGAGGAGTCCGAAGACTCCCCCAATTATTGTTAGTCTACAACGTAGAATGCTGAAACTAAAGCTTCAGGTCTAAGAACGTTAGCTCCGTAAACGTGCAATCCTCTAACAATGTCACCGAATGAACTAGGGTCTCTAAGTACTTCAGTTGAGATGATTGTTTGAGCAGTTGCAGTAGAACTAATGTGTCCAGCAAGTACTTTACCAGTAGCGTTACTTGTAGAAGCAACGTTGTTGGATTTGTACATGTCGAACCCTCTTAGTTTTCCACTAGAAACTAGACCGTTTCTAATAGAACCTTGACCAGCGTTAAAGTCAACAGACAATAGTTTAGAACCAGACTGTGCTAACTCTTCGTAGAACGAAGGTGGAGCAACAAACCATCTACCTTCTTCAGGGATGTTTTGGTCGTCCATTAATCTAGCCATTCTAGCCATAAGGTCTATTGCATCTACACCAGTTCCGTCAGAACCTAATAAGTCAACAGAGTTAGTTGCGTGAGCCATAGTGGCATCAGCAGTAGCACTGTCAGAACCTATTACGTGGTCAGGACCAGATGAAGAAACTCCAGAGAACATTTCTGCAATAACAGCAGCATCGTATGAATCTCTAAGAGCATACGCTGCAGATGAAGTTGCAACTTCTTTGAAGTTAACGTGCGACATATTAGTTTCAATATCATCTACGATGAATTTGAAAGCTTTCGCTTGGTCTACAACTAAGTTTAACTCTTGGTCAGTTAATTTAGTCGCAGAAGTGTCAGAACCCCTAGTGTAATCCGATACAGAGATTACAGGTTCTTTAATAATCTTTACAGAATCTCCGAAAGCAGATATTTCACCAGCATAGTCGGTGTTAGTAATAGCTTCAACCACCGATGCTTTTCTGAAAAAGTTTAAAACCTTTTTAGAATAAATCGAAGGTAGGAAAAAACTATTAGCTTGTCCACTTACGGAGTTTGCAAAGTTTGCATTAGTATCGGTTGACGGTTCAAAAAATTGAGCCATGATAATACTCCTGTGTATTTATAGTTTATTTTATGATTCTGCCTTGTTGCATAGCTTCACTGATTTCACTTTCGTATTTATCAAATTCAGCCATACTCATAGCAGCAATCTCCTTTTCAGACCATATCTTTTCCTGTTTAGGTTCTACACTTGTAGTTTTAGTAGATACCATATCAGCAGCAGATTTAGTCTTTTTAGAAGATGACTTTTCTTTCTTAGGAGCAACATCCATGCCTATATCTTTTTTAAATAAATCTATTGCACGACTAGCTAAATCGGCATCATCAGCATTTTTGTATATCCAATTTTGGATAGACTCAGGCTGTTCTTTTGCCCATGTATGAAAATCATCACTGTTTCTAACATCGTCAAAATCAGGATGTCTTTCCATTAACCTTTTTTCCGCTTCTCGTTGTGCTATTTCTGTTTCACGTTCTTGGAGTTTACTAAGACGTTCTTCAAGAACTTTTGCCTTAGATTCACTTTGTAAGTGAGCTACAGTTTCCACAACTTCATAGACATCAGGATACTGTTGTTTGAACTGTTCAAGTTCTTCTTCAGTTTTAGGAGCTTCATAATCAGTTCTGTTTTTAGCAGCTTCTTCAAGTAACTCCTGTTCCCTAGATTTAAACTCATTAAGTTTAGAATCATAATGTCTTTTTAAATCATCATAACGTTTTTTATAGTCTGGTTTTTTATAAGGTTCATCCTTAGTAGTTTCCAGATTTTCTACTTCAACGTTACCAGCTTGTTCTGCTTCGTTAACATCACCAGATTTAAATAATTTATTTTTTTCTGATGGGTCTTCAAAGTATAACTGCTCTGATGACTGGAAAGGTTTATCATCGCCTTCGTGCCAAGATTTTTTATAATTATAAGGATTTGGCTGTTCCTCATTCTGAATTTCTTCAGTCATTTTCTATCCTCCTACTCAGGGCTTCGTTTAACAAGGTAGCTGCGATGTGCACTTGCAGGGCTTGTCTTGTAAAGGTAGCCTTTCGGTTGTTGTTATTAATAATAAAGTGCCTGTAAACAGGGTAGCTTTATTCCTTTAGCTCCTAACGTGTGGTCTTCCGGAAAGCATAGATTTTTTAATCTCGTCACCAACTAAGTCTTCTTCTTCTTGCATTGCTGCTTCAGAACCAACTGTTTCTTTAGTGACTCGAATTTCCTGCTTAACTGGTTCTTGTTGAACCGGCATAGCAGTATCTTCTTCCATTAGTCCACCTTCTTGAGCCATTTGTCTTCCTTCTGCTTGAGCTTCAGCTTGTTTCATTAGCGACATTAAATTGTCAGCTCCTAAAACTTCTACAGCCTTTGCAGTAAAGACAAACTCTCCATCCGACAACCTTGCGGGTATCGAATCAGAGACTTCCGAGCCCGGTCCTTCAACTGGACCAGAGCCTGAAAATTCCATTGCAACTTCCATAACTTTGTCAAACAACATACTAAGTTGTGGATTTGCTTCTAATTCTTGCATAAGCATTTCTTCTTCATCTTCATCTAATGCTTCATCTATTAAAAAGTCTATATAATTATCTTCCATCATTTCGTCTGGAGCTTGAGACTCTTCTATTTCTTTTCTTTCTTGTAATTCTTCTTCTGTAGTTTCTTCTACTGGTGGCATCATATTCTCTATCCTT